TATCACCTGTGGTGTTATTAAAAAAACCGTGAGAACCATTGTGAAACACTTCGAGGTCTGCACCAGTTCCAAATCTAGCTATATTACCATCAGCAAGTTTTATATCATGGTTAAAGATAGCCGTACCAGCGTCAGACATATCAAGGGTGAGCGCGTTAATTTCTGCACCACCATCATTACCCACAAAGACAATATCTTTATCTGAAACATCAGATTTAATACGGAAGTTGCTACTGTTTTCTCTCAAAGAACCAAATGTTGTGCCAGCAACTTTAAGGAGAATATCACTACCACCAGCATCAAGGATAATATCGCCAGCTACATCAACTGTGAAATCTCCAGAAGACAAAGCCAGAGTAGTCCCATCAAGCGTGAAGTTATCTACAACCACACCAGCGTTGGCTGTAACCACACCACCAACACCAACATCACCTAGAATGTCACCTGTAGTAACATTTAGTCCAACGGCTTTATTGCCAATATATCCTGCCATTAGCTGTCAATCTCCATGTAGCTCATAATCACTGAAACCTTGTCAGCTACAGAACAATCAATCTTAATAACATCACCAGCGTTAGCTACGATCTTACCATCAAGTACACTTAAGGAAGCACCTACTGGTATAGCTGCAGATTTAATTAAGTGTGCTGTTGTGTTCTGTGTTTGAGATGTCTGAGTAGTTGTACTAACTAAAGTAACAGAAGCAGTAACTTGTGCTGTGTGTACGTTAGCTAGGGTTAGCCCTAAGATAATAACCCTAGTGCTACTCTGCACAGTGTATAATGCTTCAGGTGTACCAGCACTAGCTGGCATCACATCGTGTGTAATTGTCTTAAATGTATTAGCCATTTGTTTTTCCTATATCATCCTAATGCAATCGCCAGTGCCGTGGCATCGTCTATCGTTGAAATAATACCAGCAGCAGAGGGTAATGTCAAGGTTACATCTGCTGTAGAAGCTGGGCCAATCAAAGTTACTTTATTAGTGCCATTATCTGAATCCTCAAAGAACTCAACAAAACCAGCAGACGTTGCACCATTCTTTACAGACACACCTGCATTAGATATTGATTTAGCTGTAAATGTAGCTACACCAGTTTGTGTTAATGTACCAGCAACATCTGCATTACCTGAAAGATCAAGAGTAGCTGCATCTAACTCACCAGTCACAGTAAAGTTACGTAGCCCTGTGTAATCTTTATTTGAGTCTAGTATGACAGCCTTAGATGCTACTGCTGTACCTACTGCTGTTGAACCTATGTCAAGAGCATTAAGTTCTCCTACAACTGCAGTAATACCGTCTAAGGCATTTAGTTCAGCAGCAGTAGAGGTTACTCCATCAAGAATATTAAGTTCGGCTGTAGTGCTTGTAACACCATCAAGAAGGTTTAGTTCTGTAGCTGTTGATGTTACTGCTACGTCCTCGTTAATCTTAGGAGATGTTAAAGTCTTGTTAGTAAGTGTATCTGTAGATACCCGTGACAGTAGAGTTGAACTAGAACCATCTGGTAGTAGCATAGTGTTTGTAGCACCAGCACTGTGAGGCTGTGCAATAAGTATCTGACCGTGGCTATTACTCTCACAGTTAAACTGTATAGCACCTGAGTTAGAGTTACCGTAGATTGTTACGTGTCCTGTACCCTTAGCTAAAAGATTAAGGTCAACGTTAGAGTCACCACCTGTAGCAGCTAGTTGTGGTGGATTACCAGAAGCAGCATTAGTCATCTCAAATTGATTTACTGCACTACCTGTAGTTTGGAATATAAGTTGCTCATTGCCACTCTCATCACCAATAAAGTGTGCATCATCAATCAAGATGTTTTGTGAATTAGTATCTAAGTTGCCACCTAGTTGTGGAGAGGTATCTTCTACAAGATTAGAAATAGCACTATCTGAAGCAAGCCCTGCTGTTAATGTAGACCTAGTAACTTTTTTAAGACCACCACCAGAGGCATCTATTGCTAACAGTATATCGCCACTAGCAGCCGTTCCTATTTCTGATAGGTCAGTTATTACAGTAGGATTAAAGTTTGTACCGTCTGCAATAAGTAAAGCACCAGCAGTATTAGTAGCCATTACAAGATCATCACCAGTAATAGTAAGGTCACCACCTACTACTAAGGTTCCTGAAATATCTACAGCACCGTTAATATCAACAGTAGTAGCTGCAATTTGCACTTCAGTATCTGCAACAATGTCTAGCTGCCCGTCTGCGCTAGAGTTAATAAATAATCCAGTATCACGGACTTGTACTTTTTTATCTGTAGCTAATATAGTGTCTGCTGTAATACTTGTGATTGAAGTAGCGGCTAAAGTAGTATCGCCAGTTACACCTAGAGTACCTGCTACTGTAGCATTTACATCTACATCTAATGTGTCAATATGTGCAGTACCATCTAAAAATAAATCCCGCCATTCTTGACTTGAAGAACCTAAATCAAATGTACTATCTGTGTTAGGAATAATGCTAGAGTTTACATCAGCACCAAACACAACGTTATCAGAGGCTGCATCACCAAGAGTAAGAGTACCACCGTTAAACGTTGTAGTACCTGTTACAGTTGCATTACCAGCTACCGTAAGATTGCCACCTACAGCTAAATTACCTGATATATCAGCAGCACCATTCATATCAATAGTAGTAGCTGCAATCTGTATCTCTGTGTCTGCTACAATATCAAGCTGACCGTCAGCACTAGAATTAATATAAATGGCAGTATCACGGAACTGTACTTTTTCTGTCGTAGTAAGAAGTAAATCATCAGAGAACTGAAAATAGTCTTCATCCTCCATCCAAGTAAGCAAACCGTCATTACTTTCGCCATCAAAGGTAACAGCTACGTCAGCACCATTAGTACCAATAGTAATAGCAGTGCCTAGTAGTTTAGTAATAGCCCCACCTTCTGCAGCAGTGCCATCGTGTGAGTGACCTGAAGTAGCAAAAGCAGCTAGAAGCTGATCGTACTCATTGTTAAAGAGGTCAGCGGTAATGGTATCGCCATCAGTAAATGATGATTGTCTTGTGTATGTAGCACCCATTTAACGTCTCGCTCCTAATTGATACTCTAACTGAAACCCTTTAAGTGAATAAGGGGCTGTTGTTAAGTTGTCATTTACTTTTAATGCAACAGAAAATCCTGAACCCTCTACTGCTTGCCGTACTAACGGCTGTGATGGCCCACCAAATACAAACCTAGCAGTACCATCTAATGAACTAAACAAAGCAGAACCAAATTGAGAGAAGGTTTGAGTAGAATCAAAGGGATACGCATCAGGTCTAGTAGAGTTAGCATCTTCATTATCGTATCTAATAAACAAATCTGCACTAATAGTAGACTCAGGTTTAAAATTAACAATAACCCTTTGCATATGCTTTCGGATGCCAGTATCACCAAAACCCATGTCAGCACTTCTATATCTACCTAATATATCTGTACCGTCAAATGTATTGCCTTTTTCTTGCCTATGTATAAAACCACTGAAGTCGCCATGTAATACTATTACGTTACCTTATTCAACAAAGCTATCAGTAGCAGACGGCTTGATACCACGTATCTCAGAAAACTCATACTTATCTGCTTTCATAACACAGATAATGCCTCTTGTAATGTTTTCTGCTTGATTAGCTTTAGTAAAGAACAATCTATACTGTGTCTTATCTTGTATAACAACACTCTCAAAAAGAGCGGAGTCTCTTATGTTTAAATCAAATACTGACTGTACGTTCTTACTAATAGTACCAAGTTCAGTGTCACCAATTCTTGCAGTAGCAGCGACAGTACGAAGACCATCAGGCCCAAGGAATAGTAAGTCACCACCAAATTCTTGAATGGTATCACCGTTAACGCAACCAATATTTCTAGTAACAGCTTGCACTGCAAAGTCACTAGAAGTAGAACCCGTTAGTTTAAATATTCTGTTTGCACAAAAGATAAATAAGCTGTCCCGAAAAACCTTTAGTCCAGTAATGTCATCATCTACTTTAATGCTACCAGCACCAGAACCGCTAGTAAAATTGTCTTCATCAAAGGGTACACTAAATACTAGCTCTGCAGGTGTAGTAGATTTACCTGCATAAAACATGTGAGACTTATAAGCTGCTACAAACTTAGAACCTGTTACACTACTAGCACTTACATCAGTAGCTGAGATAGCACTATTAAAAACTGTAGGTACATTTGTTTCATCAACAACAATAATCTTATCATTACCATCAAAGTTAAATCTTTCAAACCTATACTTTACTGCGTTTGTTCTACCTGTATCTCTTACTGTCCAGTTCTCTGAAATAATAGTATTAAGTGCGTGGGCTGCTGCAGTGGTACTAGAAGTTGCACGTGTTACTCCTGTAAAGGTAGTGCTTGTAACTCCTGTGTAGGTAAATATTTCAGAAGATATTTGTAGTGTACCACTAGAAGAAAACCCTGTAGTGCTATCTACTGTAATAGTACCAGAGCCTGTCATACCTGTAGCTGCTAGTATCTTTACAGACAACTCCGTAGAAGCAGCACTAAATATCTTTTCACCTCTGGCTGCTACTACTTTGTTTGCAAAGTTAGCTACCATTAATACTTTTTCAGAGCTGGTTGATGTAAAAGGAACTACGTGATTTATAAATTTACTGTAACCATCTATTCTTCTGTAGCCACCCTCAATGTCTGGCTCAAAGTTTTCTAGTTCTAATGCCTCTCCCGGTTGCATAAGAAAAGTAGAACGGTTTAAAACTAAACCCCCCTCACAGTTAAATGCTACTGGTTGTACTTGAGAATTATCAGGCATTAAAACAATATCCCTACATT